CACGGCGGGGGTGGCGGGGGCACAGGGGGGGTGTGCGCTATCTGTATATGGCCTCGTACAAAAATCAGGAAAATAGGCTTTGTTAACCAAACTCCATCTTTGGCAGCTCCCACACCGCCATAAAAACAATTAGGGACAGATCAACTATGCACATAAGGTTACACAAACTGCTACCTTCTGTATACACAGATGTTAACAAACAAGAACTATTCTCATTGAAATTTCATGCAACTTTATACTCATAGGTATCAACTTAACATCTAAACATTAACCTATAGCTATACCCCCTATGGACCATTTTGTTATTTGTGCAATGTTTCTGATATGCCCTACAAAAAAAGCTTGACATTGGTTTCAATATGTGTAAAACTACCCGTACCTGCACCATGTATGCTCTATGCATACAGGCGATACGAAGAAAAAGTATAGGCTACCTTCCGGCTACAGGTAAAGAAATGAGCTTGCAATCGGCTGCTGAAGAGAAAAGACTCGGAGAGAACGATAGAGGGGCCACTCTGTTGTTCTGCTCTGGATACTGGCAGTGGTACACCTTACACTGACCAGACTAGACTTGATGTGGGTACTTGTTAAAAGCTGTTGCTAAAAGGGTGGGCTAACAACAGCCATAGATGAACACATCCCTTATGGGCTTTCTAGGTGTATGTTCTAGATATTAGTGGTAGGTGGTATGTATTTCATAATGTGATATGTACCGTTCCCTACAGGTAATGGTAGTAGTTTCTTCACAGGACTTCTACCGTTACCTTCATAGACACTATAGACATACATTGGGATAGGTTGTTATGTGTAGCAATAAATGCTACCATACCACCTTAGCTAGGCTATGTGTGTTAGCATGAAGCATTATGAACTATTACACCCGACAAGAGCTAGAAGATAGAGGACTAACAAACACATACCCCTACAGTGTAGCTACACAAGCTTCACTAGCGTTACACAGAGGCTATGTAGATAAGATGCACCTATTCCATAGTGATGTCTATTACGTCAGAGCAGCTATGGAAAAACATACAGGATATGTATTTCCCTTAGACAGAGTTGAAGATGCTATGAGAGCTGAGGGATGGAAAGAACACAGACACCTTCCAAGGAAGAAAGAACATGGCTACAAAGAAAAGTACAGTTAATGCTGCTGGCAATTACACCAAGCCTACGATGCGTAAGGCTTTGTTTAATAAGATTAAAGCTGGTTCTTCTGGTGGAGATCCGGGAGAATGGTCGGCTAGGAAAAGTCAAATGTTAGCTAAACAATATAAAGCTAAAGGTGGTGGTTACAAATGAAGCCTTCTCAGAAGTCTTTAAAAGATTGGACAGACCAGAAGTGGACAACAAAGTCTGGTAAGCCTTCTGCTAAAACAGGAGAGCGTTATCTGCCTGAAGCTGCCATTAAGTCTTTAAGCTCTGCTGAGTATGCAGCCACCACTAAGGCTAAGCGTGAAGGAACAAAGGCAGGTAAGCAGTTTGTTAAACAGCCTAAGGCCATTGCTAAGAAAGTGAGCAAGTTCCGATGATTAAAAAAGGTAGTGAAGAGTTTTCAGGGTATAACAAGCCTAAGGCTACACCTAAGCATCCTACGAAGAGTCATGCTGTGTTAGCTAAAGAGGGTGACACAGTGAAGCTCATTAGGTTTGGACAACAGGGTGTTAGTGGTGCTGGCTCTAGTCCAGACACTCCTAAGGAGAAAGCTAGACAGAAGAGCTTCAAAGCTCGTCATGCTGAGAATATAAACAAGGGTAAGATGTCTGCTGCTTATTGGGCAGATAAGGTTAAGTGGTAACTACAAGGAGAAACTATGGCTACCGATGCAGAAAAAGTAAAGATGTACCGAGAGAAGGCTAAGGACACTTCTGTCCCTCAAGAGGTGCGTAACACCTACTTGGACAGGGCTAATGAGCTAGAACGTAAAGCTTTTGAAGAAACAAAGAAGCCTACAGCCAAGCTTGCTATGGGTGGTATGCCTGTTCGAGGTAGCCGTACAGCTACTAATGCAAAGAAGAAGATGATGGGTGGTGGTTATGCTATGCCAGTAAAAACACCAATGATGTCTAAGGGTGGTGCTGTTAAAAAAGCTCCAGCTAAGAAAGGTAAATGATGGCTACTAAGAAAGCGTTTAAACCCTGTGAGGGATGCCCTTCACCAGCCAAGTGTAAAGCTGCTGGTAAGTGTATGGCTAAAGAGGGCAAAGAAGGTAAGGGCGGTAAGCCTGTTGTTGCCATCATGATTGGTGTTGGTAAGCCAATGAAGGCTAAGAAGAAATAATGGCTACTAAAAAACAAACAGCTAAGATTGGTAAAGTGATGGGTGAGTTTAAGGACAAAGGCTTGCATAGTGGTAAAGGTGGCAAGGTTGTTACCAACCCCAAGCAAGCCATTGCCATTGCTTTGTCTGAAGCTAAAGTGAAGCCTAAGAAGAAATGAACAAAGATCCTAAGGTTAGAAGTATAGGTAAGAGTTTAACAGCGGGAGCTGCTAACACTCTCTACACTTGTCCTGAGAATTTTATAGCTAAGATAACTTTGTTATTCATTTCCAATCATGGGAGTGGTAATAAAACAGTTACTCTTCAGTGGCAAGATGCTAGTGCAAGTGCTACCTATTATATTGTTGGTGGATATGTTGTTTCTGCTTATGGTTTTCTAAAGCTAGATGGTAGCTATCTTGTTCTTAATCCCGGAGACACATTAATAGTGACACCAGAAGCAGCATCTACTATAGATGCTGTTGTCACTGTAGAAGAACATTATGAACAAGGACTATTTTAATCATGGCTAAAAGAGAACTAAACGAACAACAGAAGAAATTCATTGAGGTGTTATTTGCTGAGGCTGGAGGCAATCCTCACAAGGCTAGACAGCTTGCTGGCTATAGCGAAGGCTACAATACCAAAGTCCTTATGGAAGTTCTTAAGGAAGAAGTGATTGAGGCTACACAGCTTTACATCGCTATGAATGCTCCTAGAGCAGCTATGGCTGTTGTTAGTGGTATTGCCGATCCCACAGAGCTAGGCTTGAAAGAGAAGCTTAACGCTGCTAAGGATTTGTTAGACAGGGCTGGTTTGGTGAAGACAGAGAAAGTTCAGGTGACAGCACCTAACGGCATCATGATTTTGCCAGCCAAAGACAGTGGTGAGTGATAGAGATTTAGGGGCTTGGATATTGCCACAGCCCAAAGCAAAGGAAACATATGTACCTATTCCAAAAATTAGAAAAACTATACCATTTGGTTACAGACAAGATGAAGAAGATCCTAACCTCCTGCAGCCAATACCTACAGAGCTTGAAGCGTTAGAACTAGCTAAGAAACATTTAAAACAATATAGCTCTAGGCAGGTAGCAGCTTGGCTTACCACCACAACAGGTAGAACTATAAGCCATGTGGGATTGTTAAAGAGAATAAAGACTGAAAGAACTCATGGACGAAAATCCGCTACTTACCGCAACCTTGCCACAAGGCTCAAAAAAGCCCTTGAGCAAGCGGAAAGGTACGAAGAAAAATCCAAGAGGCTCGGCAGGGAAGACCAAACAGGATACTTCGAGTCAGAACAGTACAGCAAGCTCTCCGAATATATCGATAGTAAACTCACCAGAGATTCCTCTAGCGACACCTGATGATAGGGAAGTATTGTTTAAGCCCAACCCCGGGCCACAAACATTCTTCTTAGCATCGTCAGAGAGGGAAGTGTTATATGGTGGTGCTGCTGGAGGTGGTAAATCTTATGCCATGCTTGCAGATCCATTGAGATATATGGTACATCCACAGTTTTCTGGGCTTCTGTTACGACACACTACAGAGGAACTTCGAGAACTTATTTGGAAGAGTCAAGAGCTTTATCCAAAGATTTATCCCGGCATCAAGTGGAGTGAGAGAAAGATGCAGTGGGAAGCACCATCAGGGGCTAGACTGTGGATGTCTTACCTTGATAGAGATGAAGATGTGTTGAGATATCAGGGTTTGGCGTTTAGCTGGATTGGTTTTGATGAGTTGACGCAGTGGCATACGCCATTTCCGTGGAACTATATGCGTTCTCGACTGCGTACAGCAGCGTCAGACCTACCAATCTTCATGAGAGCTACAACAAATCCGGGTGGTCCGGGTCATGCTTGGGTGAAGAAGATGTTTATTGACCCTTCTCAAGCGGGTAAAGCCTTTGATGCCACTGATATTGAGAGTGGAACCACCTTAGTGTATCCCAAAGGACACAGTAAAGAGGGGCAACCACTGTTTAAGCGTAGGTTTATCCCTGCTATGTTGACGGATAACCCCTATTTGATGCAGACAGGTGACTATGAGACTATGTTGTTGTCTCTTCCTGAGCATCAAAGGAAGCAATTACTTGAAGGTAACTGGGATATTGCTGAAGGTGCAGCATTCCCTGAGTTTAATAGACAGATACATGTAGTGGAACCATTCCACATACCGAGTAATTGGACTAAATTTAGGGCTTGTGACTATGGATACGGAAGTTATAGTGCTGTGGTGTGGTTTGCTGTGTCTCCAAGTGAGCAATTGGTGGTCTATCGTGAACTATATGTTAGCAAAGTGCTTGCCAAAGACCTCGCTCACATGGTAATGAGGGCTGAGGAGAACGATGGTCCTATGAGATATGGTGTATTGGACAGTAGTTGCTGGCATAAGCGGGGTGATACAGGTCCATCGTTGGCAGAACAGATGATTGCAGAGGGTTGTAGGTGGAGGCCAGCGGATAGAAGTGCTGGAAGTAGGGTGTCTGGTAAGAATGAATTTCATAGAAGACTACAAATAGATCCCTTTACAGAAAAGCCTAGAATGGTTATAACAAGCAACTGTGTAAATACCATTGCACAGATTCCTGTACTTCCTCTTGATAAGAGGAATCCAGAAGATATTGATACAAGGGCAGAAGATCATATTTTTGATGCTATACGATACGGAATTATGAGTAGACCACGCAGTAGTTTGTTTGATTACAATCCATTAACCTCTGGTGGTAGTGGTATGAAAATAGCAGATCCTATTATGGGTTATTAAATGGAAATAATTAGCAGAAAAGAAGCAAAAGCGACTAAGTTGCTTTTTTACTTTACAGGAATAGACTGTTCTTATGGGCATATGTCACAGCGTTACACAACAACATCTAACTGCGTTATGTGCCATGCTGTTTATCATTCGAGTGATGCACAAAAAGATAAACAAAAAAAGTATAGAGAACTATCAAAAGATAAAAAAGCAATCTATGACAGGAAGTTCTCTAAAGAAAATGCAGCCTATAGAAATTCTTTAAAATCAGCTAACAGGGCAAAAAGAAAACAGCGTATTGTTTCTTGGGATCAAGAACTTACTTCTTTTGTTACAATAGAGGCTTACAATTTAGCTAAACTTCGAAACAAAGTTACTGGTATTGAGTGGCATATAGATCATGTTATACCTCTATGTGGTACAAATGTGTGCGGCTTTCATGTGTGGAATAATTTAGCTGTTATTCCTGCTCAGAGCAATCTGAGTAAAGGTAATAAATTTAAATTGGAACAATATGGCGACAAACAATTTTATGGATGACAAGTCCATTGGTTTAGAAGACAAGAAGGAAGGCGAAGCTGCACCATTTACTGGTGATAGTCTCTTAGCTTTTCTAAATGATAGATACACCAAGTCTGAAGAGAGTCGTAGACAAGATGAACAGCGTTGGCTGAAGGCTTACAGAAACTATCGTGGTCTATATGGACCAGATGTTAAATTCACTGAGACAGAAAAGAGCAGAGTGTTTGTTAAGGTGACAAAGACCAAGGTGCTTGCAGCATATGGTCAAATCACTGATGTCTTATTTGCTAATAATAGATTTCCTTTAAGTGTTGATCCAACTGTATTACCAGAAGGTGTAGTTGATTCAGTACATTTTGATCCTAAGGCTCCAGAAGATGCTGAGCCTGAAGTTGTTTCTCCTTTTGGATATAAAGGTGATGGTAAAGATTTACCTCCCGGTGCAACCTATGCCAGTTTGATGGATAGGCTTGGACCACTGAAGGACCAACTTAAAGATGCTAAGAATTTAAAAGAAGGTCCGGGTGTTACTCCCACTTCCATCACATTCCATCCTGCTATGGTAGCAGCTAAGAAGATGGAGAAGAAGATACATGACCAGTTGGATGAGAGTGGTGCTAATAAGCATCTTCGTTCCACTGCCTTTGAGATGGCTCTGTTTGGTACAGGCATCATGAAAGGTCCATTTGCTAAGACCAAAGAATATCCTAGCTGGGATGATGAAGGTACTTACAAGCCTGAGATGAAGACAGTACCAGAGACATCACATGTTTCTATCTGGAACTTCTATCCTGATCCCGATGCTTCCAACATGGAAGAAGCTCAATACATTATTGAGCGTCACAAGCTTAGTGCTACACAACTTAGGGCTTTGAAGAATCGTCCTTTGTTTAGAAACACTGTTATTGAAGATGTCATTGCTGAAGGTTCTTCTTACACTAAGAAGTATTGGGAAGATGACTTGAGAGACTATGCTCCCAATTTGGGAGTAGATAGATTTGAAGTGTTAGAGTATTGGGGCAGTGTTGATATTGACATGCTCAAAGAAAACGACATTGAGATTCCTGAAGCTTTGTTGGAAGTTAAGGAGTTGCAAGCCAACGTATGGTTCTGCAACAACAGAGTGATTCGCTTAGTATTGAATCCGTTTAAGCCAGCCAACATTCCGTATTACGCTGCTCCTTGCGAACTAAACCCCTACTCTCTATTTGGCATTGGTGTTGCCGAAAACATGGACGACACCCAGACCCTCATGAATGGTTTTATGCGTATGGCTGTAGATAATGCAGTGTTGTCTGGCAACCTTGTATTCGAGGTTGATGAAACCAATCTCGTTCCCGGTCAAGACATGACAGTGTTTCCGGGTAAAGTGTTTAGGAGACAGGGTGGTGCTCCCGGTCAGTCTTTATTTGGAACACAGTTTCCGAATGTGGCTGCACAGAACTTGCAACTGTTTGATAAGGCTAGACAATTGTCAGATGAATCAACAGGTATGCCTTCCTTCTCACATGGTCAAACAGGTGTTAGTGGTGTAGGTAGGACAGCCTCTGGTATTTCTATGTTGATGAATGCTGCTTCTGGTAGTGTTAAAACCATCATCAAGAATGTGGATGATTACTTGTTGGCTCCGCTTGGTAAAGCTTTCTTTAGCTTTAACATGCAGTTTGATTTTGATAAATCTATCAAGGGTGATTTGGAAGTAACAGCCAGAGGTACAGAAAGCTTGATGGCTAATGAGGTGAGAAGCCAACGCTTGATGCAGTTCTTGCAGATTGCAAGCTCTCCTGCATTGATGCCGTTTGCTAAGTTTCCTTACATCATTCGTGAGATAGCTAAGAGTATGGACCTTGATCCAGACAAGGTGACTAACAACATGGATGAAGCTATGCGTCAAGCTTTGCTGATGCAGAAAGCTACAGCTCCTGCTGCTCCTGCAGAGGGTGCTCCTCCAGTTGGTGGTCCAGAAGGTGGTCCTCCTCCAGTGTCTGATATGACTGGTGGTGGTGGTGGAAATATCGGTGTTGGTGCTGCACCAGTACCGGGTGAACAAGGATTTGCTGGTAATGTCCAAGCTGTACCTCCCCAAGCTTAAAGGCTTTGTAAACACTCATGTGACATGGGATGCGTTCCAAGATTTGCTTGATGCTGAAATTGCAAACAAGCAGAAAGACTTGGAGCAAGCTTCAGATATGCGTGAGATTGGAAAGGCTCAAGGAGCCATTGCTGCTTTACGCAGATTGAAATATCTTAAGGATGAGGTTAATGTCGAAAGATAACTTTACTGAACAAGGCGTTGCTCCTTATGGGATGCGACATGGTTCTATCTCACCTAAAGGTAAGGGATTTTTTGGTGACTTAAAAAGACCAGATGGTGATAGTTCTACAGAGTTATCATCTGAGTTTGAATATCAAGGTAAAAAAATAGAGTATCCATTAATTGTTCCAACCCTGTCTAAAGCAGAACTTGATATTTTATTAAAGGGTGATAAACCCACTGATGATATTTATGATAAAGCTGAATCATGGGCAAAGTTCAGAGTTGATAAAGGTATGAGTCCATTTGCATCTAGTACTGGCAATGAGAAATTTCCAGCACCAGAAGCTTCTAATAAATTTGCAGAGGGTGGTATGGCATCAAACGATATGAATACACTGTTCGCTGAAGGCGGCATGAATGAAGAAGGCGGTACAGTAGATCCTGTATCTGGTAACGAAGTACCTGCTGGCTCTTTACAAAAAGAAGTTAGAGATGATATCCCTGCTCAGCTTAGCGAGGGTGAGTTTGTTCTTCCTGCTGATGTTGTTAGGTATATTGGTTTAGATAGGCTAATGAAGATTAGAGATAAAGCCAAAGAAGGCTTGGCTCGTATGGAAGAGATTGGTCAGATGGGCAATGCTGAACAAGCAACCAAACCAGAAGAACCACATGGAGAAGAGTTTTCTTCCGAGATTGATAGCATCATGAGTGAGTTGGATAGTGAAGGTGAAGAGAACAACTTAGCTGTTGGTGGTATGCCTACACCTAGTTCTGGTTTTGAAGTAAAGCAATTTAAAACGCCTGATGGTAGCTCTATGTTTGTTACTTTCATTAATGGCGAACCAGCTACTAATATTCCAGAAGGTGCTCAAGAAGTAAGCATTGCCAATCAAGCACAAAGACAACAAGAAGCTTTAACACCAACTGAAAAAACTGTTAATAATAAAAGCAATATTGGTATGTTGATGGAAACACCTGAAGATTCTAATAAGCGTTTAGATAATATGTTGTTTGATAAGGTGTCTGAAAAAGTAATAGAAAGACAAAATCAAAACACAATTAATGAAAACATTCAATTTGATTCTAATGCTTTCAAACCAACAGATACAGAACTTTTTAATTTTTCAGAAGCTGCTGACTATCGATTGACAGATGGTATGGAAGACGCTATGTTATCTAGCTCAATGGACCAAGCAGCTTCGTCTGTTCCTATTGGACTAGATACAATGCCTGATAATTTTGCTGCTGGTCCTGAGCTTGCTATGGCTAAGGGTGGACTAGTTGCAAGACGTAAGAAATAATATATAATCTGAATACCTAAGTCTGAGGTGGGCAGACAGGTACTTAATAACCCCACCATCCTTGGCTACCTATCTCCCTGTATTGACAGCTACAGTTAGCCCCAACTTAAAAGGTAAGTATGACAGAAGCAGTAGTGAATCAGAATCAACAAGCTCAGGCTTTTTCTCCCTTTGGTAAGCGTAATGCTAACAAAGATAAGATTGAACAAGAAGAAGCAGAGTTGAAACAAATAGCTGAAGATAAGAACAAAGATCCACAGGAAGCACAAGACCCTGAGGACAGTTCTTTAAACGCAGAAGAGAAAAGCTTTAAGAAGCGTTATGGAGATCTGCGTAGACATTCTCAGCAACAGCAAACAACCCTGCAAAAGCAGATTGATGAGCTACGCTCACAGCTTCAGCAGAGTACAGAGAAACAAATTAGTCTTCCTAAAAGTGAGGAAGAACTAGCTGAGTGGGCAAAGACCTATCCTGATGTTGCAAAGATTGTTGAAACCATTGCAATTAAAAAAGCTAAGGAACAAACTCAAGCGTTGGATGAAAGATTCAAACAGCTAGATGAGCGTGAGCATCAGACATCTAAGGATAAGGCAGAAGCTGAATTGATGCGTTTGCATCCAGACTTTAATGTTATCCGTGATGATGATGACTTCCACAATTGGGTTGAAGAACAGCCTAAATGGATTCAAGATGCTTTGTATGATAATGAGAGTGATGCTAAGGCTGCTGCCCGTGCCATCGACTTGTACAAAGCTGATAAAGGTATTAAGGCTAAGAAACCTGCCGCAGATAAGGGTGCTGCTGAAAGCGTAAACACCCGTGGTAGTCGTTCTGCACCTACAGGTGAGAGCAAAGATGGTGTATTTTATGAGTCACAGGTAAGCAAAATGTCTACCTTTGAGTATGAAAAGAACCAAGAAGCTATTGCTAAAGCATTACAATCAGGTAAGTTTGTATACGATATTAGCGGAAGTGCTCGTTAAGTATTGACAAACCTGAAACAACTGGTATAACTTTAAGCAGGACTAGGTATCTAGTCTTGCTCCTATGGGCCGTATCATACTAGTTACACTACCCCGTAGAGTTATCTGTCACGCAAAACAATAAACTGTCAGAACAACCTGAAGTTTGTTGGCCTGTATAGACAAGTGGAGGCATCCCTGTTCTATACACACCCATCAAATACAGCCTCTGTGGTGATGTTCAGCGTATTTAATTATATGCCTAACACATATCTAGGAGGATATTAAAATGGCTTTTCCAAGTGCTGCAGGTTACGGCAATTTACCCAATGGTAATTTTAGCCCCGTAATCTATTCAAAGCAAGTTCAACTTGCATTCCGTAAAGCGTCTACTGTTGAAGACATCACCAATAACGATTACTTTGGTGAAATCGCAAACATGGGCGACAGTGTCAAAATCATTAAAGAACCTGAAGTGTCTGTACAGAGCTATGCTCGTGGTACACAGATCACTGCTCAAGACCTGAATGATGAAGACTTCACCTTGGTTGTTGACCAAGCTAACTACTACGCTTTCAAGATTGATGACATCGAAGCAGCTCACTCACATGTGAACTTCATGCAGATGGCTTCTGATCGTGCAGCGTATCGTTTGCGTGATCAGTATGACCAAGATGTCTTGGGTTACTTGTCTGGTTTCTCACAGTCTGCAAAGCATGTGAATCCTGATACAGCTCGTACAGCAGCCGCTGGTACTAAGGCAGTTACTGCCGCTGGTGCTGATGAGTTGTTGGCTACTATGAAGCTGAAAAAAGGTAGCTTCGGTAACATCACTACAGCTTCTGCTGGTGAGCATTCCATTCCTTTGGCTCCCCGTCTGCCCGGTGCAACTGCACTGCCTACAGATGTGGCATCACCTTTGATGGTTATTGCTCGTATGGGCCGCTTGTTGGATCAACAGTTTGTTGACTCCGCTGGTCGCTGGTTGGTGGTTGATCCCGTGTTCATCGAAATGTTGAAGGACGAAGATAGCCGTTTGTTGAACGGTGACTTTGGTGGTTCTGGTTTGCAGAACGGCTTGGTCATTAACAACTTGCATGGCTTCCGTATTTATGTTTCTAACAACCTGCCAAAGATTGGTACTGGTGCTGGTACTTCTGGTACTGCTAACCAAAACTCCAACTATGGCGTGATTGTTGGTGGTCATGACTCTGCTGTTGCAACTGCTCAGCAAATCACTAAGACCGAGACATATCGTGATCCTGACAGCTTCGCTGACATCGTGCGTGGTATGCATCTTTATGGTCGCAAAATCTTGCGTCCTGAAGGCATCGTCACTGCTAAATACAACGCTGCTTAAGGAGAACGATAATGGCAACTGTTACAACTTTGGCTGGTTCAGCCTCCGCTGGTCGCACCGCTGGTGCTATCCCTTACTTGGTCGATGTTACTATTGACTTCGCTGCTGCAGCTACAGCTAAAGGCTCTGCCTTGGCTGCTGCTGATGTTATCGAGTGTATCAATGTTCCCGCTAACACTCTCATCTTGAATGCTGGTATGGAAGTTATCACTGTCCTCGGTGGTGAGTCTTCTGATACTACTTTTGACTTGGGTGTTACTGGCGTAGACGCTGACAACTTCGTTGATG